GATTGTAGTTGAGAGTTCAACTTGTCAAAAGAGGATGTTCGGTTTTTCTTTAATGATGCAAAAGACATATTATTTTCTCCGTATATGCGTTGTATTTGTCAAGTACTATTTTCTTCATTTTCACTTTATCATAATCTATAAAAGGCTTATAGTTATTGACAGTATTATTTATATCAGGGAAAACTATGGTATCACGAATATTTTTCTCCCAATATGAAAAGCATTTAGTGAGATCATCAAGGATAATCAATGTCTCAATACACACTCTTCTCTTATTGTAAAGTGACAGTAGCTTTGGATATGCACCATCGTTTACAATAATGTTGGCATTGAAGTCATCGTCTAACTCATCAAGTTCATTACGAAAAACATACGACAATGACTGTTGCCTTTTTGACCACTCAGTATAGACTTCTTCAGCTTCATGACTATCTACTAAGTCGCCAATCCAGAGGCTAGGCTTCTTTAATATATTCGCTAGAATATAATCTTTAGCATCTTTCCTCTTTGATAGTTTATAGAAAAAGAACTTATCTTTTCTATTTTCAAATCCATCGACAGTAAGCCTCATCTTACCGCCATACTTTACAAAGTCATAGTTTGATGTGAAGTGTTTCTTAATTGCCATGTAGTAACAGTAGAGGTCGAATGCGTCTCTAGTCGAGTACACGGATGATGTCATATAGGCAATCTCACAAGTTTTTCAATCATATTAAGTTCTTCAGCCTCACGATAAATGTTCGCTTTTAGAACAGGTGACTTACGAATGATTTCTCCTATAACTTCGATCTCTAGTTCATTCGTTGCCGCATACTCAACAACTGCATCAATATATGGCACACCAGCTTCAATGTGCTTTGCGATATCAATCATGATGCGTTCAGAGTTAAGTCTATTAAAGGCTTTGATTTCTTCCTTCTTATCAGCCATTTAGCACCTTAATCCCTAAAGCCCAGTTCTCTGCGACATCTTCTGCCCACTGTAGGGATTTACGCTCATGCAATTCAGTAGATATTAAAGTGCCACGAGGATCGTAGTACTCTATTCTCCAACCATTATCAGCTTCAAAGATAAGTGCTTGAGCATGGCCAGATTCTTCAACTTTGATTCTTCTGCTAACTAATTTAGTCATTACGGGACCTACTTAATAGTTTCGATTAATGCTTCGATTTCTTCGATCTCAGCAACAACTTCATCCACATTATTCTTGTGAAAAATGCGGGCCATTTTATTCAGATACTTCTTAGGAATACCGACATCTTCAGAAAGACATTCGATAGATTCTTTGATATAATCTCTCTCAGCTTCGATACGAGTGTAGGAATTGCTAACTGACACCATGACTTCTTTCATCAATTTGCGATCTGATTCGGCTGTTGGGATAATAATGGGTTGAGGTACATTCGTTGGTGCTGTCATAATAAATCCTTCATTCAAGTTAATAATAAAAGTGGCCCGTTTTGAGTCGTGCTTATCGTTGATTTCTATCAAACTGCACTGTCTCTTTAGCAATCCATGCTAACTAGCATCCATGCTCGTGGTGGGCCAAGCCACGCTCCTCTTTAGTTGAATTTGACATTTTCGAATTTCCTTTTTTCGGGTATGTCGTACCTCTCTTCTACATATACTGTTATCATGCTTTGTATATGAGAAGGCGTGTTGGCACATTCTGTTGCTAGGCGTGCCCGACCCCGGTAGATTAAGCCGCTAGGGCATAATCACCATGTGCAAAATTATCATCGTTTGCAGTTATTTTAAGTTGATTTTATGCAGTGTTTCTTCACTGATTCTCCACATACTCTCAGTCGCCTGTCGAATTCAGAACGCCCCCATCATAATTACACTGTGCAGAATCTGCCTCTTCGTAACCTTTGTTACTTCTAGATCAACAATGTAATTATGGTGGAGGCGATGGGATTCAAACCCATGTCCAAACTTCCTACTTTATGCTTCCACGAATACTTTTATTTATATCTTTGCTCTTTTCGTAGTTTTAGTAACCACGAATCATTTCTTTTTTCAGCATCATAAAATACAGCGGCTGTAAATGTGATCATGAAAAGTAACGCTAAATGAGCAACAAGACTAACACCCATATAGATCACACTGCCGATGTAAATTCCAAAAGCAATACACCACATCCAAGCTAAAACAGTCATGATCCACATTCGAGACAAAGGATCAGGTATATGTCTCAATGGATTCTTACTGTGGTCCATCACTAAATTATAAAGATCATAGAACTTTAAAAACATCAATCTCAATTTCATAGTATATCTCCCACTTATTTCATATAGTATAGCATTAAATCGTGCGTTTGTCAAGACAAATCTTAAAAATCTACTAGCACATATCCGAAATAAACTAGCCCTAACCAAACAAGACCTTTACATAAAAAGAACATAAATGTCGCTAAGGCTATTATATTCTTTTTGCTTTTTAAGAAGTTTCGCATACTCGTTTTCTCAAACCACTACTACTGAATCTGTGGTCTCGTTTATTAAAATATAATTTGATATCTCTTTTACGGCAGATATCACGACCAGTAAAATCTTTGTCTCGATATTCTTGACCTAAAATACGAACATCAATGTGATACATATTTAGTATATCTTCTAGGTCTTGCTCGGTGTTGTAAGGTATAATCTCATCAACATAACCGACTGCTTTAAGTTGTGTGTATCGTTCAACAACTGTTTGAACTGGTGAATTTTTGCCATCACGAACAGCACCTGGATCTACTTGTAGTCCACATATCAAGTAATCGCATTGGTCTTTCGCATCTCTCAGCATCGATACATGACCTGCGTGGAGCAGATCAAACGCTGAACAAGTAAATCCTACTCTACCCTTTGTCATCTCTATCACTTCCCATAAAATATAACCATGTCATAAAATCATTACAATCGCCTATGGTCTCTCCATCTACGACTATACTCGGAAACTTTCTGGCGTGTGGTGCTACAGTCACATACTCCATCAAGTCATAATCTACATCTAATGTGAGATACTCTACATCTAGTCCAGAGAATACTGCCCATTCACGGAGTCTTAGCGACTCTTCACACCCATCTCGACCATAAATTGTCGCCTGAGGTGGCAGTCTATAACTTAATATCTCGTCTGCGAACTTTATAAGGCACTCCACTAACGCTGATTAATTCTTCATCTAATTCTGGAAATAGACATTTCTCAACAAATACATCAACATCTTCTTCATTCAGTCCCAGCGATTTCATTACACGAGGAGTATGAGGATTCTGTCGTTGATAATGTCCGTATCTATTTTGAGCAACTCTCACAGACTCTCTATCTAAACCTTTACTGCTATAATTGCCAACTTCTTTGATATAATAGTTCAAAGTTTCATCGACTGCTTTTGATATCTGATCAATCTCTGCTTGTTCTTTGACCATACCTGCGGCCATCATTCCATCACTAAAGATTGCTTTTGCCCACTCGGGCAGTTCTCGTTCTCTTTTCCATTCTAACTTAGAGGTTATCTCAGCAAAGTGTTTAATCATTTCGTGGTCAGGATTCGTTGTTGCTGATAGATCACAAAACGCACCCGTCATCTTATTTGGTCCTGCGATTACATCGAATCCAAAGATCGGTGCATCGCTGTCAGTATGAGGGAATATGCAACAATGCATCATCCACAGCTTATGTGATTCCCTCATATCAACAACATCAACATGGGCTCTTCTATACTTCTTGCTAGTCCAGACTCTGTTTACCCAGCCTGGCTGATTGAATCGATCCATGCCCTCTTCTTGAATCTCTGTTCCAGTCAATTCAAACGACTTAATTAAGTCATTCTGGATATCGATTAGACTGTCCCAGATTAAACTCATAGAAACTTATATGCTATTTGAGTCAATATGTGTCCAAAAATTAAGCCGTTCAGAAATATCACGGAGTACAAACATCGATCCATTCGTCTCTCCATTTCATCAAAAGACTTCGCTATACCTTCATAAGACTTATCAATTTTATTCATCAACTAATTCTCCAAATAATCTAATTGCAAATTCGAAACAGATGTTTGCTTCATCTGCCATATCATCAGTAAGTATAGCACGAACTTTCTCTTTTAGCAAGTCTTTTTCTTTAAATTTATACATCATTCCATGACCAGGTACTCGTTTTGCTATCATCGCACCACCATACATATCACCAAAGTGACGAACATACATATGTGGGATTAATCCTTTACCATCTGCTACGTTGTTACAGTATTCGACATACTCAAGAGTTGATGGTAATATCATACTTTCATCAAATACAAATTTGTGTTCTAGTTCAAGTTCTTTTAAGTCCGATCGAATATATTTACATCGTGCAATATCCACAACATCTAGTTCAATCAGAGGAAGTTTATTCTCTAGGGCTAGATACTTGTAATATTGATTATACAGATATTTGTAATACAAGAATGGATCGATTGACCCACTCATTAAGATACTTGCAAATTCTTTGCGTTCAGCAGACTTATGATTTTCCCAAGTCAATTCTTTTAGTGACATTTTTGTAACCTCAAGTACATATTGTATACACTATTTATAGAAGATATGGGATTCTATTCTGCTAGTTTTCGCATAGTGAGAAGCCCAATATGGTTTAACGTAAGATGCATGGTACATGACCGCTCCGTCGGTGAAGTCTCGTATCTTATGATAAGTTCCGTAAATCTCCTCGCTTAATGCATATATTTCGTTAAATGCTTCTACATCTCTGTAGTCATCTCTTTTACCATCACAGTACCAAGAAAACTGGCACTTATTTCGTATAGGATTCCCGTTACGATCTACATGAGCCTGATACACTACATCACAAACAGTATCAGGATATCTAGTGTCATAGACTCTATTCATAGTAACAAGACCGACTGCTTCTTGTCCTAATCTAGAATCGCTTCTTGCTTCGTGATATATGTTTATGGCAAGACACTGAACCTGCTCTTGATAATCGTTCTCAACTATACGATCAAACTCTTCGTCATTGATTACGACTTCTTCAGTTTCTACTTCAGCCACTAGATTGTGCTTTTCGTAGTAATAATCGTTAAAAACATCTGTTGCAATGTAAAGTGCAGATACTGATACCCAGATCGATACTGGGATAGTTAGCCATCTATTCATATCATTGATACCTTTTTTAGCGACATATATGTATTATACTAGGTTTTGAGGCTTTGTCAAGTCTTTTTCGAACTTTTTTTCAACTATTTTGTAGTGGCCACATATGTTCCATCCCAGTCTTCGGGAAGGTTTTTCGACTTCATTTCTTCACATCTGTCGATCCATATTGTATAATAATCAGACATTTCGCCTAAAAAGGCAGATTTAAGTTGTTCACATAAGTTGATAGCGTGATCGAATTGTTGTCTTCGATACATTTCTAGCATCTTCTCGTGTTGCTGTTCTTCCATACCTAAGTGAGAGTTTTCATTCCACCAGTTAAAGTCTCCTAATACTGTGTAAATCGTAACACCCTCTGTCTTGCCCTTAACTGCTATCTTGTCAAGTTCAAGTACTGCATAATCGTCATACAGTTCTTTGGCTGTATCTTCACCAACGATAGTCTTAACACCGTATCCTTTCGTTTGACCCTCAAGTCTAGCGGCTAGATTGACGGCATCACCAAGAACAGAATAGTCGAATCTTTGATCAGATCCCATGTTACCAACAACTACTGATCCTGTGTTTATTCCTACACCGATATTGATTGGTAATAGTCCTTCGCTTTCTAGTTCTTCGTTCAATACCTCTAGATGTTCATACATCTCAACTGAGGCTTTTGTTGCTTTCTTTTCTTGTTCTTCTACATCAAGTGGTGCATTCCAAAATGCCATAATACAATCTCCCATATACTTGTCAATCGTGCCCTCATTATCCATGATAATGTCTGTCATTGGACTCAAGAATCGGTTAACTAGTTCAGTCAACCCTTGAGGATTTGTTTTGTACTGTTCTGATATCGGAGTAAATCCTCTAATATCACAAAACAAGAATGTCATATATTTAGTCTCACCACCAAGTCGTAACAAGTCAGGATTGTCTTGTAATTTCTCAACCATTGCTGGTGATAGATAAGTTCCAAACTGCTTCTTAATTTGCTCTTTTAACTTGTATGTCGTATAGTACTTGTTAAATGATGCCTGAGCGAATACCACGACTCCTGCGACTGTTGGCCATACGATATCTAAGAAGAAGTAGTTTGTGGTCCATGCGTAGTATCCAAGGGCAGGTGATGCTAATAATAGTGCGATACTAACTACACAAGCCCATATAGTTCCTAGTCGATAAACTGCTATCAGAATACCAGTACAAGCAAGTACTATCATCAGTAGTTCAATGAATCGAGTATAGTCTGGTCTTAGTATTTCGATTCCACTCATCAAAGTGTAAATCTGTTGTGCTTGAATCTCATGTGGGTACATTGCACCCATTGGAGTAGCAACTGGATTAGCAACACCCTCTGCTGTGACTCCAAAGATTAATACTTTACCTTCTGGCATTGGATCAAGAATCGATATAGTTTCAAACTCATGCCAGAATGCAACTGGTAGTTCAGCAGTTGGTTGAGTTGTGATCGGATCTTGTCTACCTAAACGAACCCATTCCATTCCGAGTTCATTGTTCTTGACTGTGTATGATGGCTCACCTAAAAAGACTCGTACTGTATCTAATCCAAGAGATGGATATGGCTGACCGTTTATGCTTACAAGTAAGGGCACTCTTCTGAGTACCCCACTTGGTTGATCGACTTCAGCAGATACTGCACCAACACCCATTGACATTTGTGCTAGTTCGGCTATTGGGGCGAGTAGTCCGCTATAATCTATTAGTGTTGATGTTGGTTTTCCAAACGTAGAAACATTCGCATATATCCCTAAATCATTCGTAGTAGTTTGGCGTGTAGGTGCGGCTGCCAGTATTACTGCTTTTTGACTTAGAGACATCGATAGTTCCTTGTCCCCTGCAAATCGGTCTGCTTCTGACCAGATCATTGTTGATACAAGTAGAGAATTGTTTGGTGCTTGGTCTATATACTTTGCTACTGTCTTTCTCGGCCACGGATATTGTCCTTCCTCTTCAATTGCTTTCTCATCGATATTAACTAGAACAATGTCTTGAACTGCCGTTACTTCATGGTTGCGTTGCAGTTCATCGTAGTAGGCGTATTCCACTGATTGCACAAAGTCGCTTTGCGAGACTTTGAGAAACGCAAACAATACAATAACTGGTATTACACTCCACCACTTAGTCATTGTTGCGTTATTGTAACAGAACATCCGCCTACTGTCAAGCAATTTTGCTGTAGGCTATAAGATTTTGTTACATCTCCAAATTGTTTTAATGTTAGATCGGTACCGTATGTGCCGTCAAGTTCTACAGTAGCATTGTGATTCGCACCTGAACCCTTCTGACGAATGAACACATCATTGTTGTCATTGTAAATATTGAGGTCTATGGACTTAGCACCATCGTGCTGTTGAATGGTCGTAACTTCGTTATCGTCTCCAGTTAAGTTTAGTTCATAACTGTGACCATTATCTCCTACATTTCCTTGATTAGTCTGTTGAGCAGAAATACCATTTCTATTTCCAGTAACAGTTAGATCGATTGAGTGACCACCACTTTCCCAACTATCATATGTGTAGTCGTGATTCGTATAACTTTCTGGACTATCAAACGCACATCCTTGACATAGTTTGATACCATTGTCATCACCTGTAGCATCGACTGTTACATCATTATTCTCGTCATATTGAACAATGAGTAATTGTTGGGTTGTTCCATCAGCGGTGACTGTTGCGTTATTGTTAGCACCTATTTGCTCAACACCAATCGCAAAGTTATTGCCTGTCTGGTCAACAAATATTTCATTGTCGGCTCTAGCTTTTTGAGATGCAAAGATATACACTACCAATAAAATGGCAGTACAGCAATATAATATAAATTCATTAGAGTCTTTCATATCTCTATATATGTCAAAAATCTTGCTGGGTTACGAACACATTAATCTCTTCACCACCATCTGCTGTGATAGTATCTTTATATCCGTTTACATCAGTGAAGAGTGATATTCCACCACCTGTTAAGAATCGAATGCTGATTACTCCATTCACATTACGATAAAATGCTATTCCACCATCTTCCTCGAATACACTGTATTGGCTATCTGGATTATATCCCCACTTTGCGTTTACAAGTCTTGCTTTTCCAGAGCCTTGACTGTCTTGTACGTCTTCCAACTCTGCCATAGTGCGTATCAGTTCTTCGACTACATCTTGAACATCAGTCAAGTAATCTCCACCAAGTGCATCAAAGTCTAAGCGAGTATATTCACCCTCACCAACATAATCATCAAAGTCTTTCTCTAGTTCATCAAATGCTAGATAATCGAAATCTAACGCACCCATATCGTCATTCTTTTCGTCTGCCAATTGCTCTTCAATCGCTTCACGAACTTCTCTTGGTGGATTGACGATAAACATATTATCAATTGTCGCAGAAGTGATATTATCTATGATGACCTTTTGTGTTGGTATTGACGATACGCTTGATACCATTGTTGCGGCATATGCTTCTGTGAGTGTAATTGATCCTGCTTCATTAGATACAATGATCTCACCTGACGGCTCACCCCATTCATCTGGTAATAGAATCACTAGTGATCTACCCAGTTCATCAACTGTTGTTGTAAAATCTGTACCTCGCACCGCTATCTGTGCTGTGGGTGTCGATATATCTATATTCTTTTTGTCGACCATACCTAATCGACCAGATGCAAATCTAGCAGTCCCTAGAGCCATCTTCATGACCATCTTTGACTTGCTTGGATTTGGATCGTAGTAAACCTTATCTATGAATACTTTGGTATGTTCAATAAGAGATAGTTCTGCATCATCAAGGAACTTGATTAGCATTCTACCCTTTGCTGTTTGTGCGGTGTCATTTAACTCAATTTCTTGACCCACATCAGCAGTGACTTCATCAGAGGATTCTCTGACTAATGAACCAACTCCTGTTGATTCAACTATACCGCCAATGGAAGAGGCGTATGCCCCTCCCACCAGCAATAAGCTACTAGCTGTCGCCAGCAGTATCTTTCTGATTGATCTGGATTGTAGCATCTTCTGATACAACTTCCATTGTGATAATACCCTTACAAGTAGTAACACCCACTGGGCAAGTACCACTGATTTGGTTGATATCTACATCTGCATTATCACCAGTCAAATCGAAAGTAAGTGTCTGATAAAATCCATCGTTCTGTAGAGTGTTGATGTCGTTACTATCACCTGTAACTTCCATGGTGTATGTAACATCATCAGTTTCTACGTCTACATCAAACACGTTACTGCTACCGATTACGGTCAAGTCTAAGTCAAGTCGTTCTGCACTTGATACATATCCTTGATCAAAATCCATTGTGTTTGAGTCACCAGTAACGCTAACGTCTAGAGTTGAACTGTCGGCTGAACCAACATAACCGATATTCCAATCCCAAGAGTTAGAGTCGCCAGTCCAGATTAGATTATATTCACTGCTGTCGGCTTCAATTGTACCGAACAACAAGTTACTATTACCAACCTGATCGATGTCGAAAGTCAAATCTGAACCAGTTATGGCACTTGCAGAAGATGAAGTCGAGAAATCGTCTCCACCAACTTTGTTACCGTAACCAATTTGATCAATGTAAAGTGTTAAAGTATCACCAGATTGATCGATATTGATTTCGTTATCATCAGAAGCACCAGAAAAAGCCATAACAGAAATGAGCATAGCACTCATTGCAATTAAATACTTAATCATTTTCGTCTTCTCCTATGGGATGTCTATCGTTCTTTCCACCTTCTTCGTGTGGATGGCGATGTCCTTCCCCTACTGACCAGAGACTTCTATCATGTCCCTGATATATTAGTTCAAGCACGGCTGCCTCAATGGCTGTCCGTACCGCATAAGTCACTGACTCATTATTTCCCACACCATCTTCATACTCAACTAGTTTAGTCCCCTCTTCGTAGAATCGAAATAAATCACCACCCGATCCATAACTAAGAACACTCTTCTTCGCTTGAACATTGAGCAGAACTTCTCCTGTTAGGACTGAGACAGCCCTAACAGAAACAGTCACGACATCTTTTCGATATTGTCTTGAGAATCCAATACCTAATGTTCTTGCGCCTCTACCACCAGTTTGAAGATTTGTATCATAACCAATTATACCGCCTTCGATAATCATGCCTGCAAATAACAAAGGACCTATCCCTTGCGATTTTTCGTCAGCGTATTCTTGTCGGGAACTTCGAATAATCTGTCTTTCTCTAACTAGATTATCAATTCCCTGCCTCTCAACAACACGAAACCAAGTTCCCTTTCCTGCTGTTTTGAGTGCATCTATTAGCATTTCAGTACCGCCTTGAGTTACTGCTGTACTGAAATCTGCAATTCCGTCTCTTGCTTTTCTTTGTCCAGTCTTATCTGCGAATCCATATACTGCTACGACAGGCATCTGTTTAGCAGGTGGAACTTCAAGTAGTTGTATGTAAGATGGCATTTTAACTACTTCTGGTTCATCCACACAGATATAGTCTCTTGAATTTTTTAAATACGAACAGTCTTGTGGTTGATCAGACCATTTTGGTATCTGGGCACAACCTGTAAGAGCAATGATGAGTGATAAGTATAAAAACTTAGATAGCCGCATCTGGCTCACTCGTATCAGGTGAACCGAAGTTACCTGTGCCAATCGGAATCTCAATGATAGTCTCTGTACCTTCGGTATCAATGATTCTCATCTCGATATATTCTTCGTTATTCTCGTTCGTCATAACTTGATAAGATACAACTGAACCTTCAAGCGTAAATGATCCAAAGGTTACTGCATCTTCGTTACTGAACATATTGTCTACTAACTGCTTTGACAATTGTGCGTAGATACGACTCTCTAGGTTACGAATAAACTTAGCGAGTGTAGTGTTATCTGCTTCTCTCTCAGCCGCTTTCTGGGCTGCCTCAAGTGCATCTTCGATTGATTTCTTTCTACTATGTTCTTGGTTCTCAATTGTAAGATAATGAGAGCCTGTTCCCACTCCACTAAAGGATGGGTTCTTGAATCCAAACTGTAATTGACTACTGTGAGTCGTCAGTGGACTCAGTAGTAATATCAGAGTTATTATCTTTTTCATTCTTCAT